CGCATATTGCATCGCAGTGGGCTCTACTGCAATAATCCGGGGTGTTTTGAGCGTTTTAGGTACTGAGATGACCTTAACGGGCATCTCAGCGCCGGGTTCGACGATGTGCAGTTCGTTGTGTAGTTGGGAAATCCTTTCGGATTTCTCGTTAACTACCAGGAACTCCTCAGGCGGAAAATACTGCCTGAGACGTGCTGGCCAGGTTCGCTGATTCCACTTACCATTACTGGTAAGTTTGTCAGCGACACTGCCTGAGCCATGCTTCGGGACGAGTTTTCCTAAGGAGATATCACTATCTACCTTTTGGAAAAGCTCATCGTAAAGCAAGTCGCCGATACGGTTGAACTCTTCCCAGTCATGGGAGAGTAACCGATCATTGTCTGCACGGACATCGTACTCACACTGGATAAAATCCTTCATCGCTCGCCTCTCGCGTTCCTTTGAGACAACCTGACGGCTGCCTTTTAGGGAGATGCGCCCATTGCTGGGCACATCCGGGAGGGCGATCTTTCCGAACATCAGCGTTAGCTGACGTAACGAATAGATTGCTTCGATGGAGGGGTTCTCCAGGAGAACACCACTAGCAACATCAAACACACGACCAAGGAAACCTCCCAGGAATGGGGGGAAACCAGTAAGACGACTCCCGAATCGAAATTCGGTTGCGTCCGAAGGGTCGACAAAGCCACGTTCTAGCCATCTTTCGATGGCTTTTCCGTAGCTTGCCAGGGTTATTGCTAAAAACGATAACCCCTCGTGTTTGACGCGACACTCGACAGTTTTTATGTCGAGCGCGGCGCTAGTGTGGCATCGCACTGCCAATTCATTGGCAGTGCAGGACCAGAGAGACGTCAGGCTTTTCAGATCTACCCCGGGTTGTCCCCGAGGCCGGATCTTCCCTAGCCCTGACGGCATGAACCTACTGACAGCCCTGGTAGTCCATCCCGATCTTCTCGGGCTGGAACAACCAGTCAGACATCAGGCAGCTCAGCCCGAACGAGCACCACCGCATGTTGATGCGGAGGTACTCGGCGAGCGTGATGCTGCCGGGCGACACGAAGTCGGACACCCTCACGGGCGTCGACGGCATCGCCCCGAACCGGATGAACACGTTGGAGATCAGCGCGATTCGCTCGACGCTGAACTCCTCTACGTAGTCCTCCGTGATGTGGAGCTTGTTCAGCTCTTCCACCACGTGGTTCGCGGTCTGGAGGCTGACGGTCCTTCTGGGGTAACTCATATCTACTCCTTTAGGCTCGTTGGCCTCTGTTGGTTGATCATGTAGGCCCAGCACAGCTGACTCCTTCTAGAGACATTCATTCAAGAAGTGTCTCGTTATGAAGGCATCACCCACTAATAGCAGGAGATTGGAAAAGGAGACCGCTAACACCACCAGCTTCCTGGTGACGATACGGCGGAACTCCACATCCGTTTTCCTCCGTCCGAGACGGAACGTGGCAGTATTGCCCGTCCACATCTCTGACAGGTTATCCCGAAAACTATGAGGAATGAATCTAAAGTCCTCATAACCATACGGGTTAGCTTTAGTGCCGTCAACGCGATGATCTTTTGGATCATCACTCTCCGACTTCCCCTGCACGTAGTCCTAGGTTTAGGACTCGCCGCCGAGGAGCTTCGAGATGTTGGCGTTCGAAGTCGCGGTACACAGGGTGTTGAATCCCGTGAAAACCGCCAGCGCTTCCGCGTTCGTGTATCCCGCAGGCGGAAGGTCGAATACGGTGTAAACCGACATTCCGACCTTCACGTTCTGCGAGGTATCGAACGGGTCCGCTGTGATCTTCGAGGTGTCGAGCCGAATCATCCGGCGCACACGCTTCCCATAGTCATGGGAGGCGATGAGCTGGATCAAGGCGTCCGACGACGTGTAATCCGACCTGTCCTCGCCAACGCTTATGCGTGGCAGGGAGGTCGTCGTACCGCTAATCGTGACGCTGTTCGGATCGGTCAGTGACATGGGCATCTCTCCTAGGAGCTAAGTTGGCTCCCATTGGCGTTTGACGATGTACTCCTACTCTTACCGCGTTCGTGAAATACCGAGTGCGGCAAGGATGGACTTTTGGAAGCCAGACAGGCCATTCCAGGTCAGTCCGAACCCAAAGGGATTAGCACGCCTTCGAATTTTGGTTTCAGTAACCAAGGTAATCGAAGAGTCGAAGCCATTCGAACCTAAGAACACGTTCGGATGTCTCCGGGTATAGGTATCTTTCACGAGCGTATGCTCCATGATATATCCATACCGCATAATCAGACCATCTTCAAGCATACTATTGATGTTGGAAATTACGTCTCCAGCATCAGTAAACCAGTCAATGGCCCAGCTCCATGGTGTAAGGTTCCAGATGGTCTCTAAATCGAGATCAACGCCAAGGATTTCCTTGGCAAGGAGAGCCTTCCTACTCATCCCGTCCCTGGCATCATACCAGGCGGGTAAGTAGTAAGTGAATGCGCCAGAGAACCAACGTTTTTGCGTTAGTTCCCGAACGACATCCACTTCACCACGCTCAGATGGCGTAAGTGCAGGATTGAGAGTCCCCGCTTGGGGACTCCCAATGAACGGGCTATCACTAGCCTGTACCACACTATACGTTATCTCAGTTTTGGTGGGGAAGTTGTAGCGTCGCCTTACTACCTTGCCAGCATCCTTCTCATACTGCTGAAGGAGCTGTTCAGCTCGGGTAACCTGAAACGCGAATGACCCAATTTCTTGGGCCAGCGGTTTCAGACCGAACTGATATGCAAGATAGTTATCGGCCGCAGCACCTTCGGGAGATTTCCTCCTTTTGATGTTGCGTGCTCGGGCGTGCCATGTTGAGACAGCCAGTCGGGGTATACCCTCTCTGACTAGCTCAGCTAGCGCGACACCGACGTCCGCTCTACTTCTTGTAGGTTTACACCTCGCAATTGCACTTGCGCCCAGGATATCAAGCTGGGCGTCCGTCGAGCTATTAGCCGGCGGAAAGGCGTAATTGCGACTATCGACGACCCAGGCAGGTCCACGGACCGTTATGGTCTTGTACATGCCTTGGCCGACATCTACTTTCGGAGACTTTACGTTGATGTTGGCAGGTTTGCCAACAGCGTATTGCTTCCTTGAGTAGAAGTCACCGCCGATATCTGAGAGCTCAGCATGTTGTTTCTTGCCGAGCCACTCAGGGTGATTCTCCGAATCAGTGACCTGCTTCCCCACTTTCTTAATAGGTGCGGGACTTGCCTGTCCGTTTGTGGACGGGTAATCCACCGAGGGTTTATCGCCAATCCAACTGCGATAATCCACGGTAATCGTTGGTGTTGTCTGAACCAACGGTTCTAGGGTACGCGATTTGCGTATCCTGTACCTAATTAATGGAATGGGCACCAGAGCTCCTTAAGGTCCGAGCGGTATTACTCCGCTCAGATCGGGGTTGATTATGCCCCGGTAGTTATACTAGCGTCGGGACCCCCTTGCG